GCTATCGTAAACGCTGTTCGACGGAACACGGTATCCCGTTCCAAACAAACTCAACGCGCAAGCTGCTGCAGAAGATCCCACTCTTGATGTTATCTCAACAGACGGAAGTGGCGCTGCACAATAAACCTTGATGTACCATTTGGTAGAATCAGGAACGATACATGGAGCAGACAAGGTCATCACTATATTGTTCGTGCTGCTCGTTGGTTTCGGAACAGCAAATACATACTTCTCGTACAGCTGAGTTCCCGATATGCTTACCGATGTAGGATCCACAGTGAAGCTCGCAATACCCGTATAAAGGAAGTCACCTGATATAAAGTCGTACTCGCTGATAAGATAAGCCGTGCCTGATACACCGCAGTCATTCGCAGGTATACCAACGTATGTTGGATCGGTGGCGTTTCCTACCATGGCGCCCGAAACATTTGAACTGAAGATGTTATACGTTGTTGAGTCGTACTCTGCCTTCACGCCCATGATACTATTCAAAGGATAAAGCTCAATTACAACAGCGCCTGTAGCCGATCCTGTATCTATATTGATATTGAAATATCCTCTATCGATATAGGTGTTGTTGAGCTGACTATCGCAAGCAAGCACACAGCTAGGACAGGTCTGAGAAGATAGCAAAACCCCGGAGACTAGCTCACGAGAGGTTACACCATCCGAGTACCATCCGTCTGTAGCAAACGTAGTCATGGCAGCATCCGTAAATACGGACGTTGCCTGAACAAGTGTTGGAGCGTTTATGTAATATGTGCCTAAAGAAGCCATGTATATTTATTTTATATGCCGCATCCGCAGCATGAATCATTAACACCGGTGTTAGAATAACAGAACGAAGACTCTGTAACATCTCTGTAGTCCCAAATCATATACAGATATGCGCCCGTTGTAGGCATTGTAAAGTCAGCGAAGTATGTGCTTGGAGCGCTAGTCACATCGATCGGTGAAGCGACAGATGATGCAGCTACCAACGCTTGGATATCAACAGAGTTATTTCCGTATACGGTATTGGTTCTTAGGTATCTGAACTTATGAACCAACGGATCGAACACGAAGTTGTCAAAGCCAAACTTATTGCTGTACATTCTCACGCTACTAGAAGGCGATGGGAACTGAGATAGTCCAACCGCCCCTGTCGATATGCTATACTGACTGACAAGCGGGGTAGATGTTCCTGTTGCGAACTCAACCAATGAGGATTGCACGGGTTTGTTTATACCTAGAACACTGTATCTGTACTCGTTATGTATGAACTGACCTGACTGATAATCATTAGTCAAGCATACATTGACAACATTAAGCGCCTGTCCTTTAACGCATCCGATAGTAACCTCTACTAGCGCGTTGCCTGAGGCTGTAGAGATGTTCACTATTGCAGAGTCGTTGAACGGAATCGACTTAGGTATAAGGAAAGATCCTGATGATATTAGGTTAGGGTAGTAGTACGAAACGCTATTGTAGCTTATGGATATAACCACGGGGCTATCATAGTTTAGTACGTTGTAGCTAACCAAGAAGTTTCCAATCAATACGCCTGTATCCACGCAGTAGACAACCGGATCAGTATCCTCAACGTATATAGTCTTCTTTATTCCGCATTCGTCGCATTGCTCTTCAAACGGCAGAAGAATATTGTTGGTCGACAGAACGTACTCGTTCGTGTATGGATCAAAGCCGCCTAGCTTTTGTGTATCCGAGTTCTCATGGAAGACATCTCTAAACCAAGATCTCATACCCATATTGGATATCACCGCGAGCTGATCGCTAGAGTATCCTGATGCTCTTGCAGACGCTGCCTTTAATTGTATGACAGCTCCTCTCTTTACATCAGTAAAGAATCTATCAGCTCCCCAATTGACATAGCTCTCAGGGTTGGATGATATTCCGTACTTCTCTGTTCTAGCGATCTGAGTTCCTAATACCTCAGGGATAGATGTCAAGGCAGATCCTGCGCCTGCGTCAGACAGAAGGTTCTTTCCTGCAAGCACATAAGATATGCGGTCTTCCTGAAGCACCAATATGTCCGTCTCCCTTCCATCCAAGACATACACAGGGCCGAACGATTGCTCGAGAGGCTTGTAGTTTAAAAGCCCTAGATTGAATTCGTTGAGCTTGTTTACACCTGATTCATTGTTGAACACGCCACTGTATGTGATGTCAGCAAATCTGTTTATCTGTCTGTAGTCCTGAATGGTTATTACAGAAACTCTGTTGCCTATATTGAACTGCTTTCCAACAGCAGAGTCTTTTATCTTGTAGCTCTCAGCCCCGTTACCAAACGAATAACAGTTGAAGAAGTCCGTATTGATAATCGCAGGAAGTCCTAGCGATATGTTCTGATTCTGAACATTACCGTAATGGTTTCCTGATGCGTCTATTCCAAACGATTCGCTCGATAGGTAAACAATACCGGGCTGAGAATCAATAGGCTTTGTTTCGAATATGATACTTTCTCTTGCTGATGTTGTAACAAGAGAGAATGTCATAAAGGAACAACCTATATATCCGTATGTGTCTTCATACCCGGATATGTTAAGAACTAATCTATTATCTAAAAGTCTATCAAATCTAAAGTTAAAAGCACATGGAGATCCTGTTACCGAACCCAATGTGCTATCGTATGAAAAATTAAATGTTGGACACGGCTGTGACGGGAACACGATACCTGTATTTAAAGTGTATTGTATACCATCTCCGTCCCACCATTCTTTTACAGAGGCATAGTTTCCTCCTGATATGTATGTTTTGCTAAACTCATAAAAGTAAGCGTCTCCATATCCGGGCTGAGAAACATCAAACGTCTGAAGCGGCCCGTTGTTTGTCATTCTAAATTTAATCACAACCGTGCTGCCCTGTGCAATCTCATAGTCAACATAAGACTGAGTTGTTACATTATAAATGTTACAAGGGTATTGCACTATGGGATATCCATAAATGGCTGTGTTTTGAGCTGTGATACCACCGGGATCGTAAGAGCTTTCTGTGGTTCTTATTGCTGAGAAACCTTCAGGCTTCACTTTAATGTACACGCCTTTAGGCACATACGTTCCGGGAATGGATATAAAATTCTCGGGCTGTGATTCCTTAGATAAAACAGTTGTACTTACGCAAGATCGTATAGCGCCATTGGCATCTGCCTTAACTAAAAGCTCATCACCTTCTTGAACCTTTCTAGCGTTCTCTCCCTCAAGCAAAAAGTATGCGTACTGATTGTTAGGATCAGTAAAGAACGTGTTACTATATATGGTCTCGTAAGTGTCTCTATCGCTCTTGATAGCGAACTTATATCTCTTCGCCCAATAAGGCGCTTGCTGCGTGGTCGGTATCGTTACCTTTATACTGTTCTTATTGATTGAGTTTTTACAAGGAACATTAACGGTATTATACTGACTAGACAGCGGAGAGGATTGTCTTCCGTACTCATCGATATAAACTATAAATGTTTCATACCCTCTATTGCTGTGAAGACTTGCTAACGACGGAGCGTTTTTTATAGCCGCAAACACTTCACTCACAGAGTAGTACTCGTAAACGTATTGCGTTGGAGTTGTGGCGTTGTCCACGAAAACAGCAGCAGGTATTTGAAAACCTATCTGACTACTAGACGGAGATGAGATAATTGTAATCTCTTGCCCCGGTGTTTGTATGCCGCTATCAAACTTTACAAGAGGGCTTAACGTAGACGGAACACTACAGTTGAATAGATCAGTAAACGTATTCCCGTCGCACGATGTAGACATCGGCTGAATATTCAAGATCGTTCCTATCTTTTCCTTAAACTGATTACTGTTTGCTAAATCATAAACAGAAGCGTAAGACTCCGTAAGGAAAAAAGCAAAAGAAACCGGAGATATAGAATCTGCTGTTGGCGGAGTTGGATATGGCAAGTCTCCCGAAAAAGAGTGATGCTCATATCTTATCGTGATGTATATAGAAGAGTTAACAGAAAGCTCTACACCTGTAAGGTCAATATAAAATACAGAATCAGGAACAGACAAGGCTCCGTTTATCAAATAGTTCCCTGAAGAAAGACTAGACGAAAGGGCAAATATGCCAATTGAATCTTCCACGAGTTCTGTATAGTAATTCAGTTTTACAGGATTACCCGATAAGTCCAACAGATCATATCCTTCTGTGTAGTTGCTATACATTAATCTATTGCCCAATATGGTTTGAGCAACAGCCTTTACAGGAACATTGTCATATATTCTAAGTATCTCTGAGTCAGGAAGTAAGGTGTATATCTTACTGTTGTCGAAGACATATGTATAGATATCATCATCGTTTAGTCCTAGCTCTTCTTTATTGATACTGTCGATTATCTTAATGATCGGAGAGTCTGCCTCTTTAAACAGCAGATCTATCCCTCTTACCAATCTGCTTCCCGAATTATATGAAAGCTCAACAGCGTTGATCGCGTTTAGCATACCCGTGTTTAGATAGCTAGAAGGATCAAAACTAAAAAAGTTAGGTTGAAACGCAGGAGCGCTAAACTCAGATGTTGCAGAGTATTCGTTATCGTCGTATCTGTACCTGTATGCAAAGCATATAAACCTATCTCTCAAGAAGTTGTCACTATTGTCTGTATTCAATAACCTCAGTGCCGGTGGATCTATAGGTGGTTTTCTTATAACCAACAGATCCTCTTCTGTTATCTGATCAATGTTTGCTTCAGGGCTTGGATATGATCTTGTTACATTTATTTTTCTCGGCTGATTATAAGCGTCCGTAAAGAACAGCAAATCGTCAATAAGGCTTACACCATTGACGAGGTAGGTTGGATTGAAATTTAAGACCGTATTGACTCCTGAGCCATCATCCATAGATATCACATGATAGGTCAGAACATTCGACTTCTCGTTAAAAGAAACGATAAGGTCTAGCTTCCCTGTATCTCCTATTGGAAAGTTCGGATCGTGTACAAACCAATAGATAGAATCTCTAGTCGTATCAGCAAATGCCTTGATGCATTTTGCTTGCGAACTCAAGGGAGTGTCCTGATAAGATAGCTGTGCTATTAAGGAGTTACCCTTAGTGTTTTCAATAGCGCCAATATCAGATAGTTCAGAAGAACCCAATCTGATATTCAAAGCATCGATGTATTCACCATCAGGAATAAGCCTATCGTCTAAAGACTTATTCATTCTACCTTTAGTGAAGTTTCTACTTATGTTCGCCATATTACTTTATCCACTTATTAGCACCCCTCATGTTCATCAGCAATCTTCCGGGATGTAAATTACTTATTCTTATTTTGGCATTTCTCCAAAGAGCGAGCTTCTCCTTTCTCATTCTGTTGACCACATACTCTTGGACGCCTAGCTTGTCTTTTAGTATCTCGTACTTGATGTACGCATATACATAAGCCTCAAACAGTTTGTTGACAGATATCAACGAGTTGTCTCCTCCTTCCATTCCGTCGGATATGTACTCAAGCAAGCATATCTCGCCTGACATATCAGAGCTGAAGTTTATAACCCCTTTCTTTTTATCGATAGAGAATGTCGGATTGAAGTTAGCCGTCTCTGTATTCAAGCCATATGCACTTCCTATTTGATAGTCGAAGAACCAATTGCCGTCTACATTGTATCCTTCCCAACCATGAAACTGACTCCCTTGATTTAGGTATATGCTTCTTGTTCTGTTCTTGATTCTGTCGTAATCCAAATGAGAATTCTCCGGCTCCAATATGTTTCCCTGCTCGTCAAACAATATATTGCAATTGTTGTCCTGAAGGTAAGCGTTGGCTGTCATGGCCTGTATGTTCTCTGTGAGAGGTCTCAGTACGCCATCTTTGTAAAGAGATATACGAACCCAATTCACATAGTCGCTAGGAAGAACAAAGCGAAGTCTGTCGCATACGTTCAACTCTAAAGCCTTTATCTCTTTGAACGCATCGTAGTTAAGCTCCTGTATAGCTCGCTTGGCATGGAACAAAACCTTATACCGCTCCTCATTATTGATAAGGGAGTGGTTGCCGGTATTCATTAAGAGAAAGTTGTTGACGATATCTTTCAGCGATACATACTGATAACTTCCCCAATTAGCTTCTTGAGGAGAGTTTCCATTATTGTCGTAGTACTGATACTGAGATAGGTATGCCATCTTATTGCTGTTGCTTTTTTACTTCCTCTGTACTTGCGTAGGTAACAACCTGAGCCTCTCTTATAGATAGGCCCGCGTACTGAAGAATCTTGATTATCAAATTAATCTCTTCCTCTATCGGAAACTCAAAGTCCTGATAGTCCGGCTGAGTCTGATCGAATACAGGTTCTCCGCCACCTATCGACACATACGTCCACTTCGGATCCCTAGGGTATCTTATGTACGTCGCCTTAACAGACGCAGCCCCGTTGATCGAATCAGGGTAAACCGTTATCTTATCTCCTGCCTGTGTGTAAGCAGGGAACATAGTAGATGGAGATGTAAGCATAGACGAGTTCAACATATTGATTGCGTTATGCGTAACCTTCTCTGCTTCCCCTAACAGGTTACCTGTAATATCGTAGCAGGTTACCGTTATGATATTAAAGTAGTCGAATCCTGTTGTCGTCGGGCTAGGCAGGAAATACTCGTTGGTAGACGGAGCCACCTGAGTAAGCGGATCAAATCGAGAGAATGTATCTATCATCTCCTCGATGGTCTTTAATTTATTTCCGTATCCCGTGCCTGATCTTCTAGCGTTCTCAAGATTTATGGTCTTATTGTACTGATTAAAGTAATCGTCAAATATTTCTAACTGAGCCTGCTTCGCGTATAGATTAAAATCTGACGGGGATATGTATCCGTAGTTGTTCTTGTTAAGTATAGAAAGTACGGTA